AATTGGAGCTACGCTTAAAGGATTTGATGATGAATTATTAGAGATTTATAAAAATAGACCTGAAAATTACCATGTTGACCATATAATTCCACTGAGAGGTAAAACAGTTAGCGGTTTACACGTGCCTTGGAATTTACAGTATTTAACACCAGAAGAAAACTTAACTAAAAGTAATAAGTTTTAAATTATTCTTCTAAAGTCCATTGTTGATTGTTCTTTATCAATCCTTCTTTTTTATATTGAGCTCTTCTGCTTGCCGCTTCAGTTTCAGCTTTAATCTTCGCTGCATCTTTACTTTGTTTAGCTGCTGATGCTTTATCTGATACTTGTTTTTCAGGAGATACTTCGCTTACATTGCCTTTAGAGTCTGTAACTTTAGCTGGCTGACGAATGCTTCCTAGTATATGTTTTACTTTATCTTTGCCTTCTGCTGTATTAAGATCAGCACCAAGACCTTTTTCTAATTCTTCTCTATATTCTCTAAGTTTCTTTTCTAATTCTAGTAATCTTTCCATGGAATATCCTTATGTAACAAAAAAGGGTAGCGAACTACCCTTTATTATACTTGATTAAGCTGCTGATTGAACTCTTGTAAGAGTGATATTACTTAAGATGAAGTCTATACCTTCAACCAACACTACTACAACGCTAATTGTAACAACATTACCTGAGATAGTGACGTCTAAATTCTTATAACCATTTTTAGCAGCAGGAGTAGAAACTGTAATACCTTGAGCTAAGAAAGTAGCTAAGATAGAGGCAGCAACTGATTTGATCTCGCTTCCTTGGATATTGTTCTTTTGTCCAATGAAGATATTCTCTAATTGATTTCTGAAGTCATAAGCAAGTACGTCAGCAGCGTAAAGAACGTTACCACGATTAAGTACCCAGTTACCATCTTTTTGATAAGTTGTATTATCAAGAACGATACGGATACCACCTGACTGAGGATTTTCCATAAAAGTAATACCACCAGCAATAGCTTGGTCATATTGAGCATTTGGATTGAAGTCAAGAACGATACTTGCTTCAGGTGTACTCATTGCTTGAGATGTATGTCTAATTCCAGAAACATTCATGTATTTAAAAGTTAACGGCGTTCCTACTGGAGAACCAGCTCTTGCGCCAGCTACTAAACAAGACATTGCCCATGGTTGGAACCATTTTAGAGTTCCTTGAGCATCGTTGTTCTTAGTATCTTGAATACATAATTGTTGTCTAGAGTCTGCAAGTAAAGCAGCTTCACTTAAAGAGTTGCTATATGTGTCTTTTAAAGATAGATACCCTTGTCTTTCACTTCTATTTTTAGTCGTGCTCATTAATTGGCAGTGAGTCTTAATTGATTGATGGATACCAGCAATAGTATAAGAAGATGCACCGTCTGTTAAGCTATCTAAGATATCTGCAGAAGAGTTTCTAGAAAATAAAGGAATTACAGCATTCACCCTGATTTGTTCAAATACAGAAAGTGCAGATGTAATTGATGCCGTGCTTGTTTCACCAAGTAAGCCACCTGATAAAGCAACTTCTGATAATGCATCTGGAAGTCCAACCACTGCTTGAGAAGAGATATCAATAATAGAAGAGCTTGCGATAAGAGCAGCAACTTCAGCAGCGTCTTTTTTAATTCTTGCTGGTTTAGCAGTTACTGCAACAGAAGATCTAGCACCAACAGTAACTTCATCAAGTACTGAAGGAGATAGTGAATTATATAAAGAACTTGATAATGAAACTTTCCAATTAGGTTGTAAGTTCATAGCATTAACTAGTTGAATAAGAGTTGAGTAAGCAGACTTATCGAAAGCCACACTAACTGCATCCATGTGCAGCACTACTTGAGTAGCAGATACAACAACGCTTGCTGCAACAGCTGCACCATCATATCCAGCAGAAAGAACAACGTTTCCGCCCTCAGTTCCTTGCTCTTGTAGTAAATCTCTAGTTTGTTTAATTGTAATTGTCGATGCTGCTTCTACTGAAGAAACAACAAAACCATTAGCAACATTCATTAAAACTAAAGCAGCACCAGCAAGTTCCATTGACTTACCAAAACCTTTTTGATTTGCTAAAACATCAACGTCCATAGAAATAGTTAAAGTAGCAGCAGAGATTGATGCACCAGTGACTGTAAAAGTAACACCTGGACAAGAAACTCCCCATGCAAGAGCATCAGCTTGTAAAGCAGCAATATTTGCATATGTTGCAGCAACAGATAGCCACAGAATACCTCCACCATTTTGTCTAACTGAGAAAGAACCAGCACCCATTGCTGAACCATCGAATGGAGCAGAAGATACTATTGAAGGAGCAACTTCAGCGGTAGCTACAGAACTTACAGTTACTGTATTTCCACCGATACCAAACTCCTTAGCTTTAACAGTTCCGTAAGAACTAGCTAAAATTAATTGAGATCGAACTGAAGCATTTGTCTTATATACGTAGACAGCTTGTGCTCCACCAGCTATTGCGCCATCAGAAGCAGGAGCAAATAAGAAGTTCATTGCGTCAACAATTGGACCACTTCCGTATTTAGCTATTACATCAGATACTTGATTAGCCCTAAAAACATTCTTTGAGATATCAGGCTCTTGTGAACCTGGGGTACCTTTAGTTGATTCGCCAAATATAGCAATTAAACCAGTTGGTCCTAAAGCAAATCCACCACTTAGGTCGATATTTGTCTTAGAATATGCACCGGGTTTATATATTGTCGCCCCGTTAAAACTTACATTGATAGCCATACTTTTCTCCTATGATAAAACACTTATTTATTATAACACACTAATACTCTTAAGATTAAAGTTTAACACCATATAGGGCTAAAGCTTTATCAAACTCTTCTACTGTAGCTTCTTCACTTATGCCTCTTGCTTTAAAGTCTGCCATAATTATCTCTTTGTAGTGACATTTTGCAATCTTGTCACTTCTTTGATGAAACCATGAATCGAAAGATACAGGGAGTGAACTTGTAGGTGCAGCATCTCTTTTATTTTTTTCCATCTCTTTAATTTGATCTTCTAAACTCTTCTTAGCCATAAAAACTCCTTATATTGCGTCTAATTTACCTTCTGATATTTCCACTATTGGGTTAGCTTCATCGATTGACTCTGCATAGATAGAGTAGTCTATCTCTGGAGAAGTCAAAACATCGCCATCAATATAGTGCTGAATTGTACATCTAAATCTAACCCATCTAGACCAAACGTTATCAGCCATATACTTACTTTCTTTATTGTACTCGTTGGCTCTATATGTGTATAGTTGTAATCCCAAGTCTCTGCCCACTAACTTTTCCTTATATAGAATATAAACAACTATATAATACATCCAAAGAACTACATCTTTAGTCTTGTCGGCATGAATTCCAATATCTAAAGATACCGTTGCTGGACCAGTTAATATTTCATTGTTTTCGCCGTCTCCAAAAAAATCACTCATTGCTGCCTTAGATTCATCTTCTGACTCATCAGCTAGATGTATACTTATAGCTGGGACTCTTTGAGGGTCAAAACTCCACGACTGCACTATTGGCATTCTTGTATTATTAAACCAATCAACTATCTTGTCTATGTATTTATCACCATAAGATGCAACCATAGCTGGAGAGTTGTACATGTCAAATATATTCCTGAAAGCGGCAGGGTTATCCCTTAGGTTCTTAACACCTATTTGAATCAATCGCTGTAAAGCAACTTCTGTTAATATCATACTCATATTAGTACTCGCCTTCAAATTTTCTTATTACTTCCATTATTGCACTGTCAATAGCATCATGTAAGTTAGCGTTTATATTTCTAAGAGTTGGCCCCATATCTTCTTTCTTGCCTGGGTGCATCCATTGTGTATTAGGGTCTTGTTTACTAGAAACTGTTCTAAAATTAACTTGTTGTGCGTTGGCACTTGATGTTTTTTCAGTTTTCTGTCTACTTTTTGATATTACTTGCATAGCAGACATTGTATCCATACCTTTCATAGCATTAGGAGAGCTAGAACCTCTGTTGTCGTTAGTCCTATTACTCTTAGCCATCTTTCTAGCATTCTCAATATCTCTTAAAGCTTGCTCAGAAAATATTTGAGTTCTACCTGGTGCATCAGTCTTCTGCTTAAGTGGGATAACTTTATAAAGAGACCCATCTTTTGCTATCTTAGCATTTTGCAGCATCTTAGGTAACATAGGGAATGGTGCTTCTGAATAATCAGTTTTACCACTTTGTGTTACTATGTTAAAAGTAGATCCACTTCTTATTGACTTAATATCTTCAACAAATTCAGTAGATTGCCCTGCCTCTACAGCTTCACTCATAGCACTTGCTAATAAGTCTGTAGTTATATCACTTATCTCAGCAGCTACATCATCACATATACTGTCTATAATAGTTTCAGATAAATTCTTAAAGCGAAGACTTTGTCTTAATCTGCTTATCTCACTATTGGCATCAATCATTAGTCTCTCCTAACAATCTTTGCTTTCATATCATTTAAGAAATTAGATTTTTCCATATTAGTCCACTCTTTGTTAAAAGTGATTCTAATCTTGCCACTTGGTTCAATATGAATTTCTGGCTTAGGAAGATATAGGTATTGAGAATCATAGACTTTATCTGGATTTACTGGTCTAGTTTGATATGCTTCTACTGATTCTGGTTTTTTAGTGAGTTCATCTACTTTTGCAGATAGCTCTCTAAGCTTAGCTTCTAAAGTTTCTATCTCATTACCTGCGTCTACTGCAAGTTTATTATGCTGATGAATTACGTTCTGAGTTGTTTCTTCTAGCTTATCAAAGAGTTTCATTATCTTTTCTTCAATCTGCTGTAGATCAACTGCATTACCATTTCTAATTTCTTGTCTGATGTTTTCCATCTCAGTATAGATATTAGCTAAGTTATGTTTTCTATAGTTATCTGTTAACGCTTCAAGTCCACCATGTATAGCATCATCAGATAAGTTAGCCTCATCTAGGATATCAAACATATGTTCATCTTGATCTGAGTACCATTCAAATACAGACATAACATCCGCACATAGTTGAGGTAAGCTTTTATTTTGGAACTGGTGAATAACCTTATGGCCATCACTGATTCTTCCAGAGTAGACATCATTCAAGTGTTTTCTAATAGAGATAGTGTGACTGTCTAGATGAGCTTCTTTAAAGTCTTCATCTCCCATCTCGTCAACTATACCTTTTAACCATCGGAAACAGCTATTACCCACTAGTCTTAGTGCATCACCATGACTAACATCGTAAACAGCAGTTCTTGAATCTGCACCTCGTAAGATATTCTTCTCTAACTTTTCAACAGCTAGCATATCTACAAGTCTAGTACTTTTCTTTAAGTTGTTCTCAATATAACCTTCGATGCCCTTTCTAGAGCAATCTCTTAGATTCATATCTAATAACTCATTAGCTTCTATAAATTTAAAGTTCTTAAGTTCATTAGAATCTGTTGGTGTACCAGTGTAAGAACTTACTAAGAAAGTCTTAGAGTCATTACCATTCATATTAAATGAGTTGATCTCAGATAAATTACTACCTTTAATGCCTGCTTCTTCTCTTAGTTCTCTGATAGCCGCTTCTTCAAAGTTTTCACCTGGATCGACATGTCCACCAGGGGTTTGCCACTTGCCATTATTGCCTTGACCAACTAAGATCTTGCCTTCTTCATTAGTAACTATAACACCAGCACCTTTACCTTTGTAAAAGTCATCAAATGCTTTCTTTAATTCATGTTTTTTCTTTTTATGTTTCTTAGGATCTTTATGCTTTTCACCTTTACCGTGTGAAGCATGATGACCTTCTGACCAACTTCCACCTTTATCATTATCTTTACTTTCTGGAGCACCCTTACCTGGGTTTGTATATTTTGAAGCAACTGATGCTGGAGGTGTTCCACGAGCATGATCAATTTTTGCGCCATGAGCTAGTGCCATCATGAACTTATATTGTTTCTTTGAAGCCGCTACTGGCATAAATTATCCTTATTACTATTCTCTAGTATTATATCATTTCGAGCACATAAAACAAGACTTACTTATCTACGCCTGTTTTGAACAAGAAATCTCTACGTACTAAAACCTGTTGTGGTAAGCGTTTAGCTGTCTTCACACCGTTAATTAATTCTTGAGTAACTCTAAGCTCATGTAATGTCTGAATTACATTGTATGCAGGATTTGCAGTATATGTTACAGACAAGACTTCTCCAATCTCTTCTATAGCATTATACGAAGGTTCCTGTCCCGCTATCCATTCTATAACACCATCAGGTGTTAGTGTAAAATCAACATCTTTGATATATAACCTTAGAACATTATTAAAAGTTGATGTGATATTAACTATTTTTTGAATTGGGTATTTTGTTTCAGTCGTAGCAG